GCCACCTGGAAACGGCCCGTTCTTACAGTGGGATGTTGGGCCGTAGGTATGCCGAGGCAGAACGTTCTTTGAGGCTTGATGGTCGGTTGCGCTCGTCCGACTACAAGCTGAGAGCGTTTCTGAAGGCTGAGAAGGTTGGTGCGGCAAAGGACGCCAAACCTAGGATGATTTTTCCGAGATCGCCTAGGTATAATTTGTCGCTCGCCTCTTGGCTCAAGCCTTTCGAGCACTGGTTGTGGGGTTATCTCACTTTCAGCAGGCTCTTCGGCGGCCGAAATCCTACCAGGGTTGTGGCCAAGGGGCTCTCGCCCACTCGCCGCGCCAATCTAATCAAGCGTAAGCTTGAGCGGTTTGATCGTGGCGCATGTTTTGAGGTTGACGGGAAAGCCTTCGAGGCTCACGTCAGCTCTCCCCAGATTCGCGCTGAGCACGGTGTTTACATGGCTGCCTTTAGGGGTTCGCCTGGGTTACAATCCGTGCTGTCACATCAGACGTTTGAAGGTGTGACATCTAGCGGGCAGAAGTTCTCGCGTCCAGGAGGACGGGCCAGCGGAGACTTCAACACTGGCATGGGCAATTCGTTGATCATGCTTTGTGTTGTCGGGGCCGTTCTCTTGTCGAGAGGAGTGACGTTTGATCTCCTCGTCGATGGTGACAATGCTCTCATCTTTTGTGAGTTTGTCGACCTGGAACGCGTGCGGAAGGACTTTGCCAGCGATGTACTGGCCGAATCTGGGCATGAGCTGGCGCTCGAGGCGCCTACCGTCCAACTGGAGTCGATACGCTTCGGCCGGTCAGCACCCTTGTGCGTCGGTGCTGGCCGGTGGACCATGGTGCGAGAACCATGGTCAGTACTCTCTGGGGCAACCGCGAGCCATCGGTGGTTGCGAGAACCCGCCTTTGCGAGGCGGTACCTAGAGGGTGTCGCGAGGTGTGAGCTTTCCCTTGCTGTTGGGGTCCCTGTGATCCAAGCTTGGGCACTCCGGTTGCTCAGGGCATGTGGCACCAGTCGCAAAGCGTTGCCTTCCGCAGCGTTGGCCGACTACTTCGTAGTTGGCGCGCGGTTGGTGGATGAGAGCTGTGTCGTCGAGCCCAGTCGTGAGGCTAGGCTCAGCTTTGAGAGGGCGTTCGGGATCTCGCCGGACGATCAGTTACAGTGGGAGGCAACTCCTGTTGTGTATGGTCAGTGTCCAGCCGGTGCGGAGACCGGTGTCTGGCCTAGCTGTGCTCTTGAAGCTAGACCGGGACTCTTTGAGCCCTGGTTTGACGCCCGCGTATCCGAGGAGGAAGCGTAGTGAAATTCCAGCTCCTTCGCAAGGGCTGTGGGGTGGCGGACCGGAGACACGGAGTTGGGTGTGCCTGCTGTTAACGCAGTTGGGCCAGCTCCCTGCGCGCAGTTGAGCCGATAGGTTCTCTGGGGCTGTTGTTTGGGGCGAGTTTGTGCGAGCGGGTCTAGCGGCCTTTGCCTGGTGGGTGAACACTAGGTGCCGTTTCCGTCCCGTGTGCGGCATTCTTTGCTCCTTCAACGTTGACCCTTTGAACTGTTTAGGTGCCCACGTGGCTTCAGTGCCATGGGAACTGTGGTGTTGCACCGGTGGCCTCAAATGGTCGGTTGACGCCCGACCGCGCCCCCCAGTGGCCTCGCGGCTTTGGATTGGGATCTACGTGGGTCGCCTCGAGGGGTTACCGAGAGCTCTCCTCGTAAAGCTCTCCTACTTGGGTGTGGCAACCCAAGTGGCTTGTGCCGACCGGCCCGGAAGGGCACACGCAGGGTGGGTAGAGAGACGAACGTGGTTTTCCACGATTGGGCCGTCTTCTCTACTGTGT